CTAACTTCCCCAGTATTTGCATCATAGACAAGTTTATTTCTATAACGACCCATAACTTCACGAAGATATTGCTCTGCTTTTATCTTAGGAAGATTACCAACATCAATATAAAATATTCTTCTTTCTGGTGCTCTTGATAATCTGTAGATAACCAAACTATCTTCAATCATTCTTAACTGATTAAGAGCCTTGATTGCCTTATGCAGATATGAAAGAACTAAACCTTTATTTCTATCTACTAATCCAGAGGTAACATAAGTGATTGAATCTTTTGCAATTTTAACTCCCTTTGTTCCACCACCACCAGTCATTGCTTGTGATGGATAGTGTGGTTGTGGAGTATATACAAAATACTCTTCAATCTCAGGTGCTACTACTTTTGTTTCGTTCTGATTATTGTTTAATGCGTTAAGTCTTTCTGATTTACTTTTCTTCTTTTCTTGACGAACATATCGCATCTTCATAGGATCAATATATCTTAAATCCTTTATCCCCTCTTCTGGTTTTTTCTGGTCAATTACCTTCATATAGTACAATCTACCATCAATATACCAGTTTCTGAGTATTTCATGCGATTTTTTATCAAAATCCATTATATCTTTAATGGTTTTGAATTCTTCCCTTATTGCCTTCTTTAACTTATCACTTGCGTTTAAATTTGATAATTCAATTTGAATAGGTGTATCATAGAGGTCACTAACTATTGCTTCATTAATAACATCTTCAATTGCTCCATCACATTCTGGATGTAGAGCCATTTCTCTATATCTTTTTATTAAATCAAATTCACTTCTATAGACACCTTCGATATCTACGTATGAACCATAAAAAGAACTAGCAATAAAATTATCATTCCCGTCCTCATTGTTTTGAGGAACGGGAGAGATAACCGAAGGAGAATCTTTCTTCTTCGGATCAATAGAGAAACCAAATAATCTGGCCATAATATTAGTTGCGTTAACGTGTTTTTATTATTTATCTGATATCTTCACCGCCAGCCGCAGGAGAAGTACCTTTATAAGCTTCCCACCAGTGGACTTGCATTTCGACTGTAAATTCTTCTAAAGTATCAGTTGTTTCGTAACTTAGATCAATTGAAGATAAGTTAGTAGGCCAAATATCCCAGAATTTATAAGATCTTAAGATACCGCCATCACGATCTAACTGATGAACCATTGCATCTTTTTGATAATCTTCTGGATTTTGTGCACCTGTTGCATCTTCCATACTGTTAATAACATTCATCCACTTTTCAAAAGCAGAACGAATAACAAAATCTGTATCGTTAAGAACAGTGATTGTCCATGTTTCGAATGTTCTATCTCCTGCAATTTTAAGTATCCTTCCTCGGAATGGAACTTCAACTGGAGTAACAGTTGATGCAGGTAGTGCTGCAGCCTTAACTAAAAATCTGGACTTTTGGAGAACATCATTTTCTATTGCGACTGCTGTGGGAAATGCTAGTTCAACCTCAAAGAGATTCGGCCTAGCTCCACCACCAGTTAACTTACTTTTAAAGTCACTGATTTTCCTTAGTGGAATATTATTGACTTGAACGCGGCTTGGCATTGTTCGTTGACCTCTTAATTAATTAAACTTTACCGATGACTTCATCAAAACTAACACCAGTTCTAGTAGCAACAAAGGTTAGACCGATGAAGTTGATAGAACGTGCTGGCTTAATGTATATATCTGCAACGAATTCGTTTGCGTCAATAATAGCAGCAGTATTATTAGTTTCGTCACAAATGACGACATAATCTTGGATTCCTCTCTTCGCTTGAACATCACGAAGGAAAGGTTCAACAATATTTACAAAGTTAGTCCTTGTAATTTCATCGTTGAATTCAAAGAGTTGATCCTTAGCAGCAGCAGAAATTGCATCTTCTAAGAAGATAAACAAACGACGAACGTTAATTCTATCGAATGCTGATGCTTTAGCATATCCAGTCTTATCACCAAATAATAGGATTCCAGATCCAGGTGAGAAGATTACTGGGTTGATTCTTGAAGAATAAAGACGATCTCTTTGTTCTTTGTTTGGATTATATGCTAACTTAACTGCATTAAGTATAGCACCTCTTGCTGTTCCTGCAGGTGAGAACCAAGGGAACTGATTAATATCAGTTCTTGCACAAAGTCCACCAATGTCTCCATTAAGAGGAACATATCTAAATCCATTTGAGAATCTATCAAACATATACTTATATCCACTATCGAATACAGCATATGAAGTTGAAGTTATCGGATCGAAGAAATTAATTACGTTTTCAGTAATATCAGCATCACTTAAAACAGTTGGTGCTTCCTGATCTGTAGTATCAGTTATCATTGATCCTCTGTAAGGAGAGATAAATGCAATTGCATCTTTTCTCGCTTCAGCAACTTGAATTAATTTAGTAGCAAGTGCTCTTGTTTGCTCTTCACCACCTTGTGCAGATCCTTGAAGTAAGAAGTCTACATCAACTGCGGTATCATTTTCAAAGAGTCCGTAACCAGAAATTATATCATCTAATCCTGAATTAAGAGCTCCAGTTGCATTGATGTCTGTGGAATTACCGTAGTTTTTACCACCAGCAAGTACACCATTCATTGTTCCGATTGTGTCGAAGATGATTCCTTCACCATCTTGATCCCAACCAGTATCACTTGCAAGTGTAAAGTTATTACTAAATCCTGTGGTTACAACTCCTACTGGTGCACTACCTCCAAAGAGATATTCTGAATTAGTTTCTAAGTACTTTCTCCAGTATTGTGGTGATCCAACAGAGAATTCTGCATCTTTTGCTTTTGATAAGTTAAGATGTTTCTCAAGAATTGTTCCTGCGTTTCCTGTTACAGTTCCTTTTGCGTCAATGACTACAAGATGAACTTCATCAAATCTTCCACCTCTGTTAGATACATACTCAGATGTGCCTGGTCTTTCAGTAACAGTGTTCCATTTTACTGTGGTTACTGTTTCAGTTCCACCAACAGTTGCAGTTGTTAATGCAAGTTCCTGCTGATCAAACCAATCTTTAGTAAGACTTACAGTAGGTGTTGCTTGTGAAACTCCTGCGTTGTTCACGATAGTAACACCACCAGTATTAAACTTGTAAATGTTATTATAATCCCAAGCAGTTTCTGTTCCAGCAGATGATACATGTGATATGAATTTAACATCAACTGTTAATCCAGAAACACCAGTAACTATTCCCTTGAACATTCCGTCAAGTTCCATAGTTGTTCCAGCACCAACTCCAGTTTTAGAAACCACTGTTCCTGCAGGTACAGTTTGAGTAATTCCGTAACCAATGTTAATACTACCTACACTGTTAAGTGTAAGATTCTGATCTGCTTTACCGTCAATTATTCCAATCCTAATTCCGTTTGACCACGTACCAGGATTTTTAGCAGCAACAGTAACGTTTGTAATTGTATTTACATCGTATCCTAATTCTTCATAATGATCAAGACTCTTGATCTTTGTACTTGTAGCAGCACCAACAAATCCATTATACAAACCTGCATCGTCAGCTCTGACTACATTAAGTATTCCACCATAAGCCAAATATGATGATGCGGTTAACCATGTTTCATACTGTTTGTCAGTACTATATGGTTTTCCAAAAGTGTTAAGTAAATCGTTCTCCGTATTAACAAGAGTTGGAGTTCCGACAGGGCCTTGTGCAAAAGGCCCTACAATTCCACCTATCTTATCTGTTGTGGGGTCGATCCTTCCTAGTGTTAAATCAACTTCCCTTACTAAAATACCAGGAGATGCTAGATTCAGTGGCATCTTTAATTCCTCTCTCAGTCCAAATTATTCTAGAAATATTTATAGATTTACCTTTTTACATGTAGTCCCACATGTATGAACGGTCTCCATACTCATCAGTATGCCATCTATCACCGTCCTTATCAACGAAACTTTCCATATCTTCAAAACCATCAGAAATGAATCCAAATGGAGCCATATCTTGTTCTATTTGATTCTTTTGTTCATCATAAATCCTCTTACGAACATCCTGATCGGACATTTCTTTAAAGTAATCTTGACATACTAACCATGAAAATATTACCAAGCACATTGCTAGATCATCATTAGATCCTTCCTCTGCTTCAAATGAATTTCCTTTCTGAGAAAATGTAGTTAGTTCTGATATAATTTCATAATCACAAGTTAAAAGTTTATCATCTTCTAATAAGGTTTTAAGATTTGAACAACCTAATTTTTTAACGGCTGCCGTCATTCTTACCCCAAGTTGTGTCTTTTTCCCTGAAAATCCTTGACCTACAATTTGACCATTTCTTCCTCTCATTGTAGCCATTAAGAGATTATCATACTCCAAATCATATTGCATAATACTTGCAACTTGATCCCCTATATCATTTACTTCTATTAAAACAAATGCCTGATTATACCCTATTGCAACATCATGAATAATATTAGGAAATAGCATAGGTTTAATTTCATTATTCCTATATTTTGCAACTACCTTATATGGGAACTCTGTAGTATCAAAAACTAAAAATGCGGAATAATCATTACCAAGTCCTCTAGCTACATCAACTGTGACTATGTAATTATGATCTTTAACTGGTTCCTCATAGATATCCAGACCAGCATTTCTCTTAATAGGATCTTCAAATACAAGATTTTTTAACTTTGCTGCACTAATAAGAGTATTAACAGACCCTAAGAATTCGCATTCAAACTCAATTTTAAATTGTTGTTCTGACGTGTTTGCAATAGTTTGTTCTTTCCATTCAGCATCTCTACCAGGAACTTCAGACCAATGTACTTCGGTAGGAACATACTCACTTTGACCCTTTTCTGAATTATGCCACATACGATAAAAATGATTCATACCCCTTGGAGTTGAAACAATAATTACTTTAGTACTTTGTCCAGACGTAATAGTAGGATAAACAGATGCAAAGAAGTCGTCAGCAATGTGATTCGGGATGAAAGCGAACTCGTCAAGAAAGATGACATTATAGGATCCACCTCGGACAGCAGATGAAGAAGTAGAGTTTGACGATATTTTTGATCCATTTTCTAATTCTAAGGAACCTTTATTCCATGATATTATACCTTGCTGCATCCATGAAGGTAAATTTTCATATGCAAGTTGTAATCTGCCGAGTAAATCTCTAGCAGTTGATGCTTTGTTTGCAAGTATTGCAATGTTTACATTATCATTAAAAACTGCATAATGCAATAGGTAAGAAACACATGTTGTAGATTTACCTGTCTGTCTAGGCATTTTACATATGTTAAATCTTTCATTATGAAAGTTTCTAATTAGTTTCTCTTGAAAGGGGTACATATTAAAAGGAACTAATCCTTCATCAAGAGATACAATTTGAATATAATTTCTTGCAAAGTAAACAGGATCTTCTTTACATTTTAAAAATTCTATTACCTGCTCTTCCGTAAATTCATGAGCAGTATTGGCCCGTTTTAGATTCGGGTTACCAAGATATACATCACTAGTAGGCATAATTTAATCCTGTTGGTTATTATCTAATGATCTTATATTTCTCTCTTTCATCTGTTGTTGTACCTGAACTGGGCCAATGATGTCTATAAATTCCATGAAAGATTTGCCATCTTTATCTTCGATGGTAATTTTTTCTTGATAATTTTTCCAGTCCATTTACTTGGTTTCTTTATTATTATTTAGAAACTGTTGTTTCAACATCTTTGAAAGGTCTGATGTAGAACCTACAAAAACAGCATTATTAGTAACGTTAGTTGTATTTTTAACAACCTCTTCATCAACTTCTTTGACCTTCTTCTGTAAATCTAATAATTTATCAGTAGTATCCGCAACTGATTTGATAATTTGTCCTGCAACCTCATATGCTCTTGCACTACCTTGTTCTTCAGCAACTTCCATAATACCATTAAGTGCTTCTTGACCTTTTTCAATTAATGAATAAAGATTTCCCCTAGTATATTCATAATCTTTACGCACCTCAGTTTTACCATCATTTTTGGTTAGTTTATTTTCAGATACGGTACTAACCTCAATTTCACTACTGGTATTGAGTGCGTCATCTATAGGATCAAAATTGTTATTCATTAGATGTCCTCTTTCCTAACTGGACTATAAGTTCTACCATCACCTAAGAATTCCCAATTCTCATCAAATCCAAAGTCATCAGCAGGGCCTGCATCTGCAGGATTAGGTGTTACTGTGTACCTCATTTCACGTTTTACTTTTTGAATATCAGTATCTGCATAAAGATCTGTTTGAACTTTTTTGATAAGTCCTTCTGAAGTATCTGCGATTGGGCCAAAGAGATAAGTTTTTGCGGTAAAATTTAATGTATATATTAAAGCTCTTCTTGTACTAAAGTCTCCTTCATAGTCATCTTGGAAAGAAACGTTATCTAAAACTAAAGGAATATCTCTTTTTTCTCCTATGGATTTTACTAAATCAACTGTTAGTGTAAATGCTGGTTGGAAGTATGGAAGTATCTGTTCAACAATCTGTAACGCATCATCATTTAATTTTGTCCATATACTTAATTCAAATCCAATATTATAAGGAACAGGCATATAAACCTTCTTCAAATTAGTTCCATCAGAAGTTTTAAATGTTTGTGTAACACCTGCTTTTCTAGTAGGATCATAAGAAATGGTATTCATTTCAAATGACATTCTTGGTAATGTTGTAGCAACTGGTTTGTTTAAATCTGCCTGTTGTTCTAGTCTAGCAAGAAATTTTTGAGCAGGGCCATATGATAATGGTACCTTAAAGTCACTATAATCTGAACCATCTTGAGTTTGGTGCTTAATAACAAGGTTATTAAATACTGTACCAAAAGATATTATGGTTTTTCTAATTATTTCGTGATAATAATAAGTTCCTAACATTATACTTGTCCAAATGGGTTTGTTTCACTAAAGTCAATAATAGCATCTGCTTCTGCTTCAATATTATCGCTCTGATCATATTGATCAGCAAATTCTGCGGATTTAATATAATCTACATTATATCTAGCACCAGAAGTAGTTCCAAGAGCAATTTCACCAGCTTGGAATGTTCCTGATGTAGTTCCCAATTTGAGGACAACTTCATCTCTATCCCAACTCTTAACTCTACCTATAGCACCACTAATTGTTCCTTGAACAGCCTCATTGAATTGATAAGTTCCAATACCACTTATAGTTGCTGGTGGTGAAACAGTTGCAATACCTGCATGTGAAGTATATCCAACACCTGCATCAGAGATAAGAATTTGAGTGACCATATTAGCAGATTTATCTACAACTGCTCTAGCAACAGCGATAGTATTTCCAGCACCTACAGGTGGTGCATCTATGAATACAGTTGCTGAATCAGCATAACCACTACCACTTTGTCCAACACCAGTAGTTATTACTTGAATACCAGCAGTACCAGCAGGGCCTAAGTTTGCAGTTGCGGCCGCACCAACACCGTTATATGTGGTAATACCATTAGTTGCTGTTGTTGCTGTACTTACTATAGTAACTGTAGGTGGTGTAGTATATCCAGCACCAGCGTTTGTTAATAAAATTTCTTTAACAGAATGTACACCATAAACAGATGTTGTTATAGCTACCGCAGTTGCAGTAATACCTCCACCGACTGGCCCAGGCCCATCAATTACAACATTAGGTGCTGTAGTATAACCATATCCATCTTCATTAAGGAATATATTTCTAATATATCCACTTGAAGTACCAATATTTAATGTTGCAGTTGAACCAATAGATATTAACTGTAACTCAGTCATATAACCATAATTAACGAGTGTCTCATCAATTTCCTGTGTAGCATCACTAAGTTGATTCCATCCACCAACGTCATCACTAAGTTCGTATAGTTCACATTGCAATTCATAAACATATCCCTTACCTAATTGGTAGAAAGGTTTTTCATGCTCTACAAACTTAACTTCAAAAATTCTTTTACCTAATGGAAAATATATCAAATCTCCTTCACGTGGCCTACCTTCAACAAGTATCTCATCACTTGTTTCACTCATTGATACTAAAAATGGTGCAATAAAATCTTCCCATCTTTCTTTTGATATCGTTACTACTAATTCATCCTTTAAACTCATACCAAATTTAGTCATTATATCACCAGCACCTGTATATCCCTCATAGGTATTAACATATGCTTCTAATAAAAAATTATCGTCAAATTTTGACGATTCAACTTCTCTAAAAATATTATCTCTATTAACTATTTTTCTAGGTAAATATGTAATTTCAACACCAAACATCCTCAACTGTTCGTTGATAAGATCTTGAACTAGTCTCTGTTCTCCTGCAGAACCTTTAAGGAAAAATGGATTTAATGCCATAATATTAACCTATCATATCAAG